ACCCTGCAATCGCGCTAATTATTATAAGTAACAATGTAAATCCGTTAAAAAACATTTGCCCTGTCTCCTTTGTTATTTTTCGATGTCACTGGCTTTAAAGCGTTTGACCCCGCCTATGCGTTTGGGTTTCAGCTGTCCTGATTGTTCCCACCTGCGTAGTGTGCGTTCGCTCACTTGCAGCTGCTGCGCAACTTGCTTTGCGGTCAAATACTTTTCGGTCATGTGATCTCCTTATGGTCAGACTAGGACATACTCGGACAAGATGCAATCATTTGGGCGTGTCGTCATCCCGCAGTGGCAGTGACACCATCCAGATTACAACACCCACCATTATTAATAGCCCTGTTACCTTTTTTGCTGACCCATCTAGAGTAAAAAAGGCAATAAGTAATCCCACATATGTGTAGGTGTCAGCCGTTATGGCCGCCACATACTTCTTGACCCACTTCACTTGATTCTCCTTACACTTGTTGCAATATTGGCCACAACGATTGCGCCAACTACTACGCTTTGATTTTCCTCACGCTCAATGGGTGTCATGTCTGCCCCAATGTTGGCAGCTGCCAGAATGGCTTTGCCGGGATCAGCAAAGATAGTTGCCAGTAATTCATCTACGGTGTTAAAAATCTCAATAGCATCAGCCACTTGTGCCTCAAGGATTACGCCGTTTTCCAACATGATCGGCTGCTCTGGCGGTAAATCCTCATAGTCCAGGCCTGATTCCTCAAAGGCCTCAAAGGTCACTGCCTCGTCAGCTGTAAATTCTGTCAGCAATTCAGCCAGGGCGACCGCCTCCACCACGCTAAGGCCCTCCATAAGATCGGGGTACAAATCTGTCACCGCTTCCACTAATTCCTCCTGTGTTGGCTCTATGGTTATTTCAAGGGGTGGTTCTAATGGTTCGGGCAGTGGTTCGGGTTCTATTGCTTCTAGTGTTATCTCTGGCACTGGCTCTAATAACGGCTCTGGCTCTGGTATCGGCCGCTCTATTATTTCTGGCTCAATTACTGGCTCAGGGATTGGCTCAACTGTCAGCTGGGGTTCAGGCGTTGGCAATTCGCTTTGGGAGGGTGTAGGTGTTGGCTCAGGTGTTGGCTCAGGTGTTAGCGATTCGCTCGGAGTTGGTGTTGGCTCTAGGCTCGGCTCTGGCTCGGCTGTGGGTGTCGGTGATGGCTCTGGGACTATTCCTGCGTAGTAGCGCTGTGGATCGTTGGCTGGCAAATCGTCACCGATGTAAGTTGTGTAGTAACCAGCCCAACCACCCTCACAGAAGTGCCGGGCGATGTCGCCCTTATCAGCAAAGTACTCGTTAAAATTATCCCAGCCCCTAAACAGTGTTACCTGTTCGCCTGTGTCTGGATCCTCACAAATTATGTTTGCAAACCCTACGGCGGCATAAGCACTCGTTGGTTGTAAAAACATCGTGAGCCCTACGATAATTGCGACAAGCGCAACTCGCCAGGGCTTATTCATTTGAGACGATGTGGCCTTATCATTTTTCTAGCTTCTTATCTGCATCAGTAAAAATGTCATTTATTTCGGCATCATCTAGGTTGCCATCTTTTAGGAATGCCCGGGCTAGTCCTTCAATCACAACTGCCACGCCACCGATGCCAGCAATTACAATCGCTTTGGCTGGCTCGACACCTGCCACTGCTGATGCGCCTACGACCGACAGACTTGAGGCGGCAAACACTGCCACCATTCTTAAAAGGATGTTGCGTGTTTTATTCATAATGCCAGTATCGCTTTCGGGTCAAGGTCTTTGCCAGCAGACCATCGTATGTTGTCGCGCATCTCAAAGTGTAGATGCGGCCCTGATGAGTTTCCTGTTGATCCTGACTCGCCAATTATCTGACCAGACTTAGCCGTTGCCCCTGGCTTAACTCTTACTGCGTTTAGATGTGCATAGATTACCCAGCCACCCTCAACCTTTTGCACAACCTGGTTGCCGTATGCCTTGCCCCAGTTGGCGTTTTCAATTTTGCCATCAGCTACTGCCAACACTGGTGTGCCGGTCGGCACTGCAAAATCTACGCCTGTGTGATAACCCTTTGACCACATCTTGCCTGGCTTTTTGTAGGCAGTTGTGATCTTGCCATTCTTAATTGGTAGGGCCATTAGAGCGCGGCGATCTCATCTGCGGTTAATCCAAGGGCTGCAAGTTTTGCCAGTGCGCTTTCACGCGCTGCCACTTTTGCATTGGCTTCGGCTTGCGCTGCCGCGCTTGCCTGTTTCTGTGCCTTGTATGCTGCATGTTCCTCGTCAGTCATTTCGCGTACTAGATCGTCAATTTGAATGTTTGGTTTTGTAGTTGCCATTTTTCCTACTTCTGATATCCGTAAACTGAAACTGTGCCGCCTGTTAAATTGCCGCCGTCCACCGCATTTAAAACAAATTGGTCATATGAAGCGGCGGTGCTGTGATATCCAACTGTATAGCCAGCAAGGTCGCTACCCACATAACCTAAACCATTAATTACAGTTTTATTTGCCAAAAATGGGGAATACAAAAAAAATCCAAACGAGGTTTTTTCGGTTGCTGCTAATCCTCTACCCAAACCGAGCATTTGGCTATTACTTGTAGAAACCGTGTAACCTATGGTTGTATTGTAAGCGGTGTAAAGTCCAGAATATCGGTAGTTTGTAATTGCTGTCGTTGAGCCTGTTCGTAATTGAAAACCCACGTTGTCGTTAGCAAGTGAACAAGCAGTATCGCCTACCGTTATAAAATAATTGTCATAAGTTGCACTAAAAGCACTTGTAATAATAACACTTGTAACGGCTGATCCAATTGTTTGGGTTTTAACTAAAGTTAAACCAGATGATCCCCCACTTTTTGGCATAATTGTCCAAGCGTTCAAACCTGTTCTAACCAATGACGCCGATTGATACTGCGCTAATGTCTGCGCCGTATTTGTTACAGTTACCCCTGCGCCAGCTGCAAAAGTCACAACACCAGCGCCCAAATTAATAACGTCTAAAGTCGTATTAGTTGGCCATGCCACTGACGAAGTCGGTGGAATTGTGTAAGTTTGTGCGCTAGCGTTGCTGGCGGTTACAGTCTTGCCAACATCAGTCAATGCAAAAGTGTATGTCGCGCCAGTCTGGGCGTTGTAAGTCGGGATTGCTACCGCGCTATCAAAGCCAGTGGCCACAGTCTGGATGGCGGTTGCGCCATCCTTAACGTAGTCAGTGCTTGTGGGGTAGGTAATCCCGTAGTAAGTTGTTGTGCCAGCCATGCTATAAGTCCTGCCATTCCTCTGTAGTTGGAGTATAACCTGCCCACGTTACAGTAGGCGCTATTTGCAACCAAACCTTGTGTGGGTATGTCTCGGAGAGTGCCGAGCAAACTAGTGTCAGGTCGCTTGTGTACCTTGTCAGATTCCAGCGCATACCCTCGACAAAGCCATCAAAGGTTGTGCCAAATACTGCTGGCAGCTGCTGAGTGTAAACCGCCGACCCGACCAGCATGGCGATAAGGGCATCGCGTGTGGCATCGCTGACAGTTGGACTATGCAGTGGGATAGTCAATTCCTCAGGGTAGGTGCGTGGGTATGCCCGAGACTCTAAGAATGCTTCGGCCTGTATTTCGGCATCAGCGCCATTGTGTAAGGTAGTTGATCGAGTGCCTGCCAGTTGGCCATAAGACTGCTGGCTAGTGTAATCGGCTGCATAAGCCTCGCCATTGTTGCGATAAGTCACTGTTACATCGTTTACAATCTCTGCCCATTGGGCGGCCTGTCGCAAGCCTGCTGCGAGTAGATCATCACCTGTAAGTGTTAATGGCACATAGGCTGCTCTGGCGCTGTAAGAGTCATAATGCAGCGATCCGTCAGGTGCTTCAAATAGAAAACCTCGACCCGATTGCGCAGCTGATTGCACAAGGGCTAAGGCATCCGTTACGCCGCCGTTATACACTGCCAACTCGTATGTGCCGGGCGTGTCAATGTCTGCAATTAGATCGTTTACTAGGGTAATGTTTGAGCCATCCCAGTTAGCCCATGTGGCGATATTGCTAACGCTTGACCAGATTAAGTTGCCCGGTACTTCATTCCAATCTTGCAGGAATACATCGCTAAGGATGTTTAAGACTCTTGTGCCGTCAAACTCTTTGGCATAGCCAAGGCCGCCTGTTGTGTGCTTATTGACTAGCGACAACGGGCCAACTGCTGTGATGTTGTAAATAGCAACAGATCCCTCGCTGCCATAGGCATCTAGCGTGATGTCAATGTCTGAGATTATGCCTGTGTAAATGGTCTGATAGGCCGCCGTTGAGTCTTGGATCTGGATTGCCACACTGTCGGATAAGTTTACATTTAGCGCTGTGTCTGCATCAGTCCATAAACGAACACTGGCGATGCCGGGCTGTGCCTGCTCGTAGATGTCGCGCCTGCCAAGGCTTATGCCTATGCTGCTAATCGTGTTATCCGCGTACTCAACCGCGCCAGCAAATATTACTTTTGGGTAAGGCGTGTAGGTTGTCACAGTGTCGCGCCGACTAGGTTGATTGGCCCTGTGCGCCTTGCGCTGTTTTGCAGCAGCTTCTCAATTGATCGCCTGGCTGACTCTGCATCAATAACGCCGTTGATGTTTATTACAGTGTTGCCGCCGCCGCCATCAGCCGGGCGAATAGATCCCGAGCCACTTGGGACAAACATCTCAGGGCCAAACTCGCCTACTCGGTAAGCCTGTCCACCCATAACTGAGCCACCAGTTGCGCGGTTTGTGTAGCCAAGGCGCTTGCCTAATCCACTATCGGCTAACTTTGGCCCCTCGCCCGGGTTGATAATAAAGAAATCGAGAATATTTCCACCAAGTTTTTTGGCGTTTCCGTAAGCAGTTGCCACTCTTTCAATACCGTTAGCCACTGAGTTTAAAGTATTTGCAAAAGTTTGAAGAGTGCTGTTGCCCTCAGTTGCCTCATCGCTACTTAATGCGTCAAAGATAGATTCAAAAGCTTTAGCAACGTTGCGCAAAGCCAATCCAAGGTTGTAAGCGCCACTACCTTGCCCGTCATAAGTTCCAGCAAGTTCTCTAGCGCGCTCGCTTAATCCCTCAGGATCATCGCCCCCAAAGGCCTTGGCCATCAGGTTTACGTTTTCCAAAAGTGTTTTCATTACTGGCAGTAAGGAAACACCAACCGATTCTTTCATTTCGTCAAAGCGCTCTTTTACAATGGCCAGTTGGCCTGCGTAAGTCTGAGTGTTGGCAGCTGCCGCACCACCAAATAACTTTGTCAATTCGCCTTGGACTACGTTAAAATCCTTGGATTTAAGAATGGCTTCATCTAGTGGAATACCAAGTTTTTTAAGCGATCCAAAGTTGCCGTCATAAGCCTTGGCAAGTGTCAGCGATACAGTTTCAAGGTCTCGCCCGGTAGCAGCTGAGATGTCTAATGCTAGGTTATTAAGTTTTTGTGCTTCGGTTACATCGCCAGTTGCTCGAACAAGGCTGCCAAGTGATGCGCGTAGTTTTACATCAGATACGCCGTACCTAATTTGAGTTGCGCTGACATACTTTTCAGTTGCAGCAATTTGGGCATCGGTAGCATCGGTTGTGTTTTTAAGCGCTTGGGCTAATGTTGCTTGACTTTTCTCATCCTCAACGGCTGCCTTTACGCCATCAACACCCAACTTGATTGCATACAATCCAGCAGCTGCGCCAGCGATCGCAAAAGACTTGGCCATAGCCTTTGAGTACTTGCCAATTTTTTTACTAAAAGAATTTGTGCTGTCGTCAGCGTGTGCAAGGCTTCTGTTAAATTGATCTACATCTGCCAGCAGATTAAGTTTGAGTGTTCTTACGTCAGC